TTCATGACCATCGTCGAATAATTCTGGGACATCCGGTTCCATGACTTTCAACAGCTGTAATTGACTGATGATATATTGATGTGGTATGGACCCGTCCTGTATATTTTGACTAAGTGTGGAGTATAAGATAGAACTGACTCTATGTTTTTCTATAGCTTCTTCGTAATTAAAATACTTGTGTACTCCCGATACAAATAAACTTAAATATAGGACTATAGATACTATATAGTTATAATCGGTTGATACAAAGTAATTACTTATACCTGCAAAACTTACCAGTACAATATTCAAGACAGAAAGTATGTTATTTTTAGTTTTTGCATCACTCATGAACTTGTTATGTATTTTAGATTTGTCCCTGGCTTTTCTATAGTACGAAGTCTCCATACTGTTTTTTAAAGTTAAATCTTTAAGTTAAAGCAGTGTTTATAATAAGTTGTAATGGATTTTACAAATGGGGCTACGAGAGCTATAGTGTATTTAGACGAACTTAAAGTTTTTATAGATGGGCTGCTGTATATAATTACATCAGTTAAGGTGAATACACCAACTCATTCAAGATTTTCATTTGGTGACTTCGAGGGAAAGATAAACAACGGGCTATTCACGTATACGAGCTCATCTACGGGTATTTCCAAGACTCTAAGAAGAGACCTGAGCGTATCAAGTCAAAATTCACAGGAATGGGATGAATATATAGTATACACCGGAACTTCTGTTTCTATAAATAGAGTAAAAGATCTTGTTAAACTAAACGACGACATATCACCAGTTACGAATACTCGGAAAGAAGGTATATCCACGTTGTACGTCACTAACAACGGCGTGTTGTCTATATCCGACAATGAAATACTTAGACCAAGTATGTGGGAAAATATTAAAATTAAGAAAATGTAATTTTTTTCTAAAAGCATACTAAAGATGATACTGCTTACAACAGATAAGCTCGGCGAAGACAGCCCCATAACTATAATTTTTGTCATACTTTCAGTGGTCGGTATTATTGACATAGTCAATGAAATGATTGAAGATTATAGAGACGTTTTAAGCAAAAATTATATGAAAAAAATACTGCTGTTTGCGGCATTGTATATGAAAACAAGAAGTATATACATATCTTCGATAGTTTCTATAGTAGTCGTTCTATTGTTCAATAAAGTGTTTTTTGGCCCACAAACGGGACCTAAACCATAATTTCAAGTATTTTAGTATAATCATTTATTTATACTAAAATCCATCTTTAAACCGCCATATCCATCTTAATAGCACCGTTTGGAAAATAACCAACCAGTGTAAAATCAGAGTAATCCATATCCTCCCAGTTCTTTGTTTTGATATCTTCACTCATTTCTAAGCAGGGGAATGGTCTAAATTTTCTTTTGAACTGTTCATTTACAGCCTTCAGATGATTTTTGTATATATGACAATCTCCCGCGTTGTATATAATCTCCCCTGGTTTCATATTGTGTCTTTTAGCCAAAATATATGTTAAAATCGAGTAGGATACTATGTTGTAACAAGAAGCTAAAGCGAAATCGCTCGATCGCATCGTGAATAAACAGTTAAGGTGCGTTGAATTAGTCACATACCATTGGACTGACGTATGACAAGGTAAAAGAGCCATTTTATCGGAATCATATGGATTCCATGCACTGATTACGATTCTTCTACTATAAGGGTCAGTATTAAGTAATTCTTCAACATACTTTAGTTGATCTACACCAGTTCCATTCTCTCCTGGTCTTTGGCCAAATCGTCGCCACTGGTGACCGTATATTGGTCCACATTCTCCTTCTTTATTGTCGTGCAATCCTCTCGAATCTAAAAATTTTCTACTGCTATTTCCTTTCCAGATATTGACTCCTTTTTCAGATAAAATTTTAGAATCTGTCTGGCCTTTACAAAACCATAGAAGTTCCTCTACTATGTTTTTAAACGAAACCTTTTTAGAAGTCATTAAAGGAATGCTATTTGATATGTCAAATCTTATAGATTCACCAAAGCATGAAATCGTACCGGTGTTTGTTCTATCTGTTCTTTCTTCACCAAGATGTAAAATTTTCTTGATCGTATCCAAGTATTTCTGCTCTTGGTGTGATCCGCTTCTTAATGACAAGTAAATATACCTGTATTTTAAGCTAATACCATCCATCTCGTCTGAATAACCGGTTATGTTATAATACCCGAATAAGTCTGGATTCATAAACGTGTCAGAATCTACGGAAATCTCCGGTGTTATGCTAGTTAATATGATTCTACTAGGTCTAAATACATCATCTTTTAAGAAGAGATTAAAAATCTGCCCCCCGCCTATGACAAAATATTTAGTTTTTGCGTCAAAAAAACTCTTGAAATTTTCAAATGTAGTGAAAATAACTTCATCAGAATCTTCTCTTTTCTGCCTAGTCAGGATTATATTTTTTCTGTCTTTTAGAGGGCGATGTTCTTCTGGCAACGAAAGCCAGGTGTTATAACCCATTATAACGGAATGCCCTGATGTAATATTTCTGAAATTTTTTATATCTTCTGGTATTTTATATAACAAACAGTTATTAGACCCTATTTCAAAACGGTTGTTTTTGAATACTGCTGAACTAATTAGAGTGATATTCATATATAGTTTACAAGTTTTTATTCCTTTAAGTCTGTTACGAGTTGTTTTACGGCGTTTATAGAAATTTTTTCTAAACCTTGTTCTTCAGATGTCCTCATAGAAAAGTAGATCAACGTCGCATATAATATCAAGTATCCAGGTGACAATAAATCTAAAACTTTTGACTTACCTAAGTATACTGAGTATGAAAAATCAAAAGCTATTATAGCCAATACAACACAAAGAACCAGATACATCTTTTTGTTAATAGATAAAAGAAAAGTGATTTTATTTGCGTATACAATTAAGCACTTAAAGAAATAACATCTTATATTAATAATGAGTTATATAGCATCAGTTAAAAAATTTGTTGAAGGTTTATCTTTTGAAGAAATTAAAACAAATTCAGAAAAAGAGCCTTACAGCTTCAAGGTCTCAGAGTTTGGAGACCTATATATGATTACTTTCACCGAAAAATCTGATCTAACTTTAGATATTGTTAGAGCGATGAACGGTGTAATTTTCGAGAAAGAGACTAATAAGTTGGTTCATTATTCATTTCAAAAAACATACGAAGGTGTCTCTGTAAGCAAGGATTCTTACACCGAAACAGTTCCGGAAAACTGCGAGATAGAGATTTCAACCGAGGGAACTCATATTAAGCTTTATCATCACAACGGTGAATGGAAAATTGGAACATCAAGAAGTATCGATGGCTCTCTTAGCCACTGGAATAACAAAAAATCTTTCAAGGAATTGTTCGTCGAATGTTTGGACGCTGAAAAAATTCTTTTGTCGTATCTGGACCCAGAATTGTGTTATTCTTTTGTAATGCAGCATCCAGAAAACAAAATTTGCAATGAAATCTCAGTAAAGTATTGTTCTATGCTTAACAGCGTAAATACTAAGACCAACGAGGTAATCAGGCACACTAAGGGATTTTTAGTTGAAAAAAATATAGATGAAATTTTAAAACGAATTGACGACGATTCATGCACTGAAAATTACATTGTTTATCTTCAAGACGGCAAGAGAATCAAGTTATTGAACAAAAATTTCAAAGAAAAGCAGGATATTATCAAAAATGACCCTAATATGAAAAGAGTTTATTTGCGGTGTATGAAGGAAGGAACAACTGAAATTTTAAGAAAACATTATCCTTATAATAAGGAGCTTTTTAACTCTATCGAGTATAGATTTTATGACACTGCAAAAGAGATTCACAAAGATTATATGGATATTTTCATCAGAAAGCAACAGAATGATGGTAATCCTCGATATGAAAAAAGCTTGAAGCAACTTCATTGGAGATATCGTCAAACTCGAGAAAAAATCACTCTAGACAAGGTTCACGAGATGATGTATGACCTTAGTGTAAAAATCTTAATGTATATTTTAGAAATGTAAAAAAGTGATTTTCCCACCGCTTTGTATGTAAATAAAAATGTTCGAGAACCTGCTAGAAAACAAAAACACCGGAGATACTCTGTGTATCGAATTATCAAAAAGACAAGTAGGCTTCATCCTCGGAAGAAGAGGAGAAAAGATCACCGCATTGAGAAAAAAATTTAAAAATACAAAAATTAAGATTGACAGCGTTAACGAAAAAGTAGAAATTTCAGGAGTATGTAAAGTTTTAGCATATGGCTATATAAAACTTTACATGCTGCAAAGACAAAAAAGTGATTAAATGAAGAATATGTGTTTTGCTACTAGCGATTGATTTTGCTAGTAGCAAGAGCACATAAAAATTGATTTTTCCACCGCTATACAATAATCGACTGAAACAAAATGACAAGAACTTTAAACGAACTTAACGATATGATTAGAAATTTAATGATTGAAAGAGACCAGATTGGAGATAGAAACGCAGCTGTTGATTCTCTTGTCAGGTATATTAATGCCGAAGAAGAAACTGTAAATAGAACTTTTATGTATGTTAAAAATATTATAGTAACTAGTCCTACTCAATTGGGTAAGACTAGGTATGTTATCGATGCTTGTAAGCGTGTTCAAAACGACAGAAATGTAATAATCATTAGTTGTGATAATAGTATTTCGCAGCTCGCTCAATTGAATGAGCGCCTGGGTAGAGAAAATGTTGAACACTTAACTCTTAAGTCTACAAAGGCTTCAGAAATTTGTTCTGTCATTTCTTCTGGTAAAAGTATAGTTGTCACTATGATTAACAATTCTGCTTGTATTGAAAAGTTGCAGAAATTGTTGCTTGGTGTTCAAGTTGGATGCACTGTAAATAAATATTTGTTGTTCCACGATGAGGCTGATACTTTAAACAAGGCTGATAGCATCGAAGACATTGATGATAACAAGGTAGCCATTTCTCATAGGAAATGGATGCAAACTGTTAGAATTCTCGAAAATGCTAGAATCCCTGTAAAAAGATTCTGGATTTCTGCTACACCAGAAAACTGCAGTAACATTTCTAGAATCACTGGAAAAGACATCTTGGTTCTACCTGCTAATGTAAATTACAGACCTGTTTCAAATTTTGTTGAATGGGATGGAGAAGATACATCTTCACTCGCTCAAGAAATTGATAGAATTAAAACAAGACGCAGTGGTGAGATTATTTTGTATTGTGTCGAGAAAACCAATATGGAGCAGATGCAAACTGCCCTATCTATTTCTCGAGAATTTGGATGTGTCACTTGCTGTCATAATATGTCTGGGTCAAGTATTTTCAGAGATGGAAATTTTGTAGAAACTGTTAATAGACAAACAAGCATAGCTGATGTAATAGCTAATCACGGAGATATCAGTGTCATAGTCGGGTTCAATGTTATGAACCGGGGAATCTCGTTTGTGTCTTCTGAGATTTGTGAGTTCCCTAAATCTGCTACTGTGATGTTCTATTCTGGTGGCAAAGGTAGCCACGTAGTAGGAATAGCTCAGAGATTTGGTAGAATATGTGGAACTTCCAGACCAGACATCAGCAGAAGAGTTATATACTGTTCATCTAAAGTGTATGAAGATTACTCTGGTTATATACATAATCAAAGTAAAGTATGGGAGTCTCTTAGTTCTGGTGGGACCTCTACTATGAGTGAAATCTTATCTGGCTGTTCTGGTGTAACATCTCTCAGCAGGCCTCTTGATAGACCTGCCCTGAAAAAAGTGAACTCTGATTATACATGGAGTTGTAGCGGATCTTCTTCGAGTTCCGGGTCTGTTGATATGGACTTGGATAAGATGCGCAGACTTATCAAAAGCTGGAAAGTCACAACAAATAACACAGCAGTTGCTAAGTTGTTCAGAGAAATGGTACAAAATGGAGCTAAATTGAATAACCAGAGAGTGCTTGAAATTATGGGATCTGGGCCAATGAGTTCAATGACTTTAGAAAATTATACAAGAAAATGGATTCTTGTATTCAGAAAAGAAGGTAGATATCATCATATAAGAGATGAAGCAATTGCTTATTACAACACTCTTTAATAATTTGTTATTATAACTTCTTTTTTGTTATTTTTTTTAATCCCGAACGTACTCGTGTTATCATAAATTTTCATTTTATAGCCTTTGAAAAGTTCTCTTACTTGGGGACTATCTATCTGTGTCATCATCCATTTTACTTCTTTTTTATCCAACTTTTGAACTTCTTGTTTAAGTTCCTTAGGGTCAAATTCTTCGTTTTTGTTATAACTAAACGAGTATTTTTTATCTTCTATATAAGGAGGATCCAAGAACACAAAATCTCCTTGTTTGGTGTTAGCTAAAATATTCTTGTAATCTTTGTTTTCTATTTTTATATCTTTTAGTAATTTTTTGACCTTTGCTAGTTTTAGAGTATAGTCTTCTGCGAAGAGGTGACATATGTTTTTTTGATAAAGATGTATATATAAACCACTTATTATAAATTTTCCGTTATATAACACAGTTCCGTTAAAACTGCAATATACCATCAACAAATACTTAACAGTTCTTTCCTTTCCTTTTAAAGTGTCCATTTTTGAGACCAATTCCTTACACATTTTTAGTTTTTCTACATTGTCTAGATGCAAGAACGTCTTCTTGAATTTTTCTATTTCTTGAATTATATATTCAGGATCTGACCTGACCAATTTCCAGATGTTTATTATATCCTTGTTGAGGTCGTTTAGAACTGCTTTTTCTGGTAAAAGATGTAGATATACTGCACCCGAACCTAAAAAAGGTTCATAGTATGTTCCTGTAAACTCGGGTATCAATGGAATTATATACTTAAGATGTTTTGTCTTGTTACCGGGTCTTCTTATAAACGTTTTCATTTAATGTGTGTATATAAAATTAAATTCAGTAATTTGTTATTATAACTTCTCTTTTGTTATTTTTTTTAATCCCGAACGAGCTCTTGTTTATATATTGTTTAAATTTGTATCCTTCAAAAAGTGTTCTGACCTGTATTGTATCTATTTGTGTCATCATCCATTTTACTCCCTTTTTATCCAACTTTTGAACTTCTTGTTTAAGTTCCATAGGATTAAACTCTTCATTTTTGTTATAATCAAATGAGTATTTTTTATCTTCTATATAAGGAGGATCTAGGAACACAAAATCTCCTCTTTTAGATTGTTGTAAAATCAATCTGTAATCTTTGTTTTCTATTTGTATATTTTTTAATATTTTCTCTATTTCTCTAAGTTTTGTGTTATAACTGTCAGTGAATATCTGAACATTTTTTCTTATGTAGAATGCGCCATAGAGGCCATATACTCTGAAAATATTGTTTTTCATTACAGTTCCATCAAAACTACAATACACCATCAATAAATACTTAACAGTTCTTTCCTTTCCTTTTAAAGTGTCCATTTTCGACACTAAATCTTTACACATTTTTAGTTTTTCTACATTGTCTAGATGCAAGAACGTCTTCTTGAATTTTTCTATTTCTTGGATTATATATCCAGGATCTGACCTGACCAATTTCCAGATGTTTACTATATCCTTATTGAGGTCATTCAGAACTGCTTTTTGCGGTAAAAGATGTAAGTATACTGCGCCTGTTCCTAAAAATGGTTCATAGTATGTTCCTGTAAACTCGGGTATCAATGGAATTATATGCTTAAGATGTTTTGTCTTGTTACCGGGTCTTCTTATAAACGTTTTCATTTAATGTGTGTATACAAAATTAAATAAAAACATTTACGATCTGTTTCTAGAAAAGAGCATAGCCAGTGATAAAGCAAAAATTATAGTGCCAAATAACACAAGCCTGTCATCTTTCGATAGAATACCAGGTAACGATTCGATGTCGCCCTCAAAGTTTAATAAATCGTCCATTATCCCGATAAAACTTTCAGCAAGGATGTCGAAATAAACGCTCAAAGAAAAATCGTTGAATTTGCGTTTTACTGTAACTTCTCTTTGGTTCTCCATCTGTTTATTCATGACCTCTTTCAGTAAAATTTTTTCCTGTTCTGGTGACAGTATAATTCTATCATCGATAGGCTTCTCTAGTATATCCAGGTTCATATCAACTGAATTCGGGATATTCATTGTTTTGTCGTAATTTCTTCTTAGGTAATCAAGTTGTTCCTTCTCGAGCTCTTCCAAGTCTAGATTTGAATCCATTTATATTTCTAGATATTAAAAATAAAAATTTTATACGAACTAGAGATATAGGTATAATAGAACACATGCAACAAGTATAACAGGTAAATATTCCCACACCCATCCAAATATTTCAGGGCCAAGTTCTTTTGCTACGTCTATCACACCTTTTCCAGCAACTTTTACAGCATCGATTGCTACTTCTCCGCCAGCTTGAACAACTTCTTTTGTAGTATCTTTAGCTATTCCTATAGTATCTGCAGCTGCTCCTTTTATAGCCTGGTCTAGAGTTTGCCCTTTTGCTAGTTTATCTATTATAACAACAGCTACAGTAGCACTTGCCCCAGTAGCTAGGGCTATTTTACTATATCTCGCTAAAGTAGCCGGGGGTAATTTTTTAATAGATGCTGCTGCACTAGTTATAGCATTTTGTGCGGTTTTAGAACTTCTTGACAACAACGAAGAAGCAATATTGCTGGTAGATTTCGCAATAACTGCTGGAGAAACTGTAGATTTTGCTATAACACCTGGAACAGACTTAAGTGATTTTGTAGCAATTACTTTTGATTTTCTAGCAATGGATGCCGAAGCCTTTGTTACTTTTCCGATAGTTTTAGTTGCAGATTTAGAAATAGTAGAACCAAGTGCCATATACTATTTATTATAAATTTTATTATAATAAATAACAAGGATGTTGTTTTATATAATGATTCTGGTGTTACTCGGAGTTTTGTTATTTCTGATAAACTCAGATAACTTGATAAAAAAACAGCCTAATTCTCGACTCAAATATAACCCAAAAGTAGAAGAAGAAGAACAGGGCCAGGTTCAGTTAAGAGTAGAAGATGCTATAACTACTGATAATATATCTCTTGCCCTAGAAAACCTTCAAAATAAGTTTTTTTCCGATTCAAGGTTCAGGTGCGACTCTGGTCTAGAATGTTCACCCGAAGAGAAAAAAACAATTTACACAAGTTGTCTAGGCACCGACGGTAATTTGGTAGGAGAACCCATGGAAGGTGACATTGAATGCCCAGCTGGACAAACTAAATCTTTGTCGACTTGTTGTCAAACAAATAGCTGCGCAATTAAACCTCCATGTCCAGAAGGTTATGATGAAAAAATGAATTCTGCTGGTTTCATGTGCTGTGATAAAAAAACAAATTACAATGGTAATCTTTATGGTCTTGGTATTAAAACTGACATAGATGTCGAGGAAGCAGAAAAAATTGCTAAAGATGTTGGTTTATCTCTTCTTATATCTCCTAGCACTCCTAAAGGTTTACTGACAGCCGCTCGAAGGTTTATCCCAAAAACTACACAATTGATAGCAGAAATTTCTCGAAATATAGCAAGAAAAGCAATCAATAAACTAGCATCTGGAGCACTCAAACCACGGTATATAAAGAAGATTGTAGAAGTTGCTGCTAGAATAGGAACAAAAGTAGGAGAACAGTCAGCAAAGGCTGCGATTAAAGCTTCTAAAACCCTTGCTGCTGCTGCAACCAAACAGGCAACCAAACAGGCTGCAATACAATCTGCGGCAGCTAGTACAGCAGCCACGGGAGTTGGAGCACCTGTTGGGGCGGCAATAAGTGTTGCTGGAGCATTACTTGCTGTATTTGATGGTATTACTCTTGGCTTGGATCTTTTGGATCTAGGTGGATATGGAGAATTAGAATTCAAATCAACATACGAAAAACAGAAAAAAGAACTAGACGAACAAACAAGGGAAGATCTTAAAAATGAAGGTTATCCAGAACCATATGAACAGATAATGGGGCCTTTAGACGCGCTGTCAGAAGATCAGCTAACTACAGTTATATCAGAAAAATACAATGCTGTTTTTTCAAGTAAATATTTTCAAAGTATTATGAAAAATGTCAGCGATAAATCAGAAGGAAAAACAGAAGACGAGATTCTCTTGTTATTCGATGAAGAGCTGGACAAGGTCAGCAGTGAAATACAAAAACAGTCGTATTCTGAAATATGCAAATCGGTTGGTGGTATGTTGATAGGAGATGATAAATGCTCATACACCAAAGAAGAATGTAATGGGTATGAATGGCCAATCCCGTTAAACGGAGCAGACACTGATGTATCTTCTTTACAGTTTAGGAGATACGTAGATGGAAAGTGTATAGCAGAGGGACCAGATATTCGTAGTGCATGCGAAGAAGCTGGAATTCCATATGACTTTGAGACTGGTATATGTGCTATGACCGAAGAATACTGTTTAAAAAAAGGCGCCGACTGGAGAAATAATGATTGCTATATAGACGACGGTCAAAAAGCTTTAGAATTTTTACTTGGCGAGACTGTAACAAGAGGCCTGAAGCAGGTATTTGATACAAAACAATATGAATCCTGCCAAGAAAATGAAAAAGACGATGGTTACTTTTGTAGGAAGCAATTATGCAAAGATGGCGATGGACTAGAACTCGAAACGTGTTATCCAAAACCAAATGACGGTTACTACGGAGCTGGGCCATATGCATGGGCATTTTGCCCCCTTGATAGAGATGGTGGGGTTTTTTGTACAAGAGATACATATGGAAGAGGACCTGGGAATGATCCAGGCATAGGTGATTGCCCAGAAGGATCTACATCTAATTTTTTCGGAGATTGTATGGCAAAACAAGTAGACAGAGAAGATGGAGTAAATCATTCAGAACCATGGGGAAAATCCTGGGATAAATCCGATGGATGTAGCTGGAATAGACATATAGAAGCAGGTGTATGTTTTAGAGCCTGTCCAGATGGTTACTTTGGACGCGCTTATGAGAAATGCTGGGCAAATGGTGCAAACAGTGATGGAGTTGTTAGAAAAATGACAGAAAGAGGGAAAAAAGAATGTGGGCATTGGCAAGAATCAAATGGCAATGGTTGGTGTTACGACAAATGTAAAGAAGGATACCATGGAGTAGGCCCTTTTTGCACACAGGATTGTCCGCCAAATACTCACGGGGAGACTTGTACTAAAAACTCGTACGGTAGAGGGGATGGTTACTCACCAGAGACAACTATTAGAGTAAAGCAGCGTAAAGTGGACTACGGTAAAACTGACAAGTATGGTGTTGTTGCTCTAATATCTACTAATAACTAGAAATATATGGTATATCGTTCATGAATACCAGTATAACGTATAGCAAAAGCAGTATGTTTATAATATAGATGTTCTCCATTTATATTATAAAATCAAAAAAAAAGTAAATTTATTCATCAGATTTGAATTCGTGTATAGTGTTCAAGGACTCGTCAAAAGTTACTGTTTTTTTCTGTTTCTTTCTCCTTCTGAAAAAGACGTATAACATCAATAGTAACAGTGGTACCAACATACCTAATATTATAAATTCAGTCACCATGTATATAAATCATCTATAAAAAAATTATGACCCGATTTCGAGCGTACGTCTGTTTGTCAAATCAGATGACATTATAGTAGACTCGTTCCATGGGCCTATGGACTTCCTTGGGATGTATGGGTCACTTCTAAGTTGAAGATTTGCATTCTTTAAAGAAGAACCGATGGTATTAATACCGATGTTGTATCCAGCAATCAAGAAGTTCTTGTCTGATTCTGCTCCCTGACCTACTGGGAATTTTGATTCGAAATCTTTGACTTCTGGTAGAAGATCTGCAGCAGTGATTTCAGTCTTGATTTCTGATTGCTTTTCTGTTGGCGCAAGATTTTCGGTATCGTTTGGCATAACTTGTTCTTGTTTTGCCTGTTCTGGGATTTCTATTTTTTTCTCTTCTGTTGTGACTGCGACATCTTCCATGGATTCCTTTTTCATAGTAAAGTATAGAATAAATGAAATAGAAATTACGATGCATACGGCAACAACGGGCAAGAAATACTCTGATTTGGTGAAAACTTCAAAATTCATTTATATTGTTGTTCTTAGAAAAAAAATATTTTTAATAAACATTATACGCAAACGAGCTATTTATTTTATTTTTTTTTCTAAGTCTAGAGTATAAAACAAAATGGCAGGTGGACTCATGCAACTCGTAGCTGTTGGAGCACAAGATCAATTTATCTCAGGTAACCCTCAGATTACCTTCTTTAAAGTCGTGTATAGACGTCACACTAACTTTGCCATTGAATCCATTGAACAGACCTTTAACGGAACTGTTGATTTTGGACGCAAAGTTTCCGCAACAATCTCCAGAAATGGAGATCTTATCCACAAAATGTACTTGCAAGTCGAACTTCCAGTTCTCACCGGAGGAACCAAAGCATGGATCGAATATATTGGTCATCACATGATCAAGGAAGTTGAAATCGAAGTTGGTGGTGCCAGAATCGACAGACATTATGGCCAATGGTTGCACATCTGGTCAGAGCTCACTCTTACCGGAGCCCGTGAAGCCAACTACAAAAAGATGGTGGGTCAAGTTTCCGCTTTGACTGCTCAATCTGCTTCTGATATTGCTGCATACACTTTGTATGTTCCACTCAAGTTTTGGTTCTGTGAAAACGCTGGACTTGCTCTTCCACTTATTGCTTTGCAATATCACGAAGTCAAGGTCAACGTCGAATTCCGACCTGCTTCTGAATGTTTCATCAACACTTCTGGATCCACCACTACTCCAGTTCTTACTTCAGCCTCTTTGTATGCTGATTACATCTTCCTTGACACTGATGAACGTCGTCAATTTGCACAGGTTGCTCATGAATACCTCATTGAACAACTTCAATTTACCGGAAGCGAAGCCTTCTCTTCCACCTCTGTTCGACAAAAGTTGAACTTCAACCACCCAGTTAAGGAAATTGTCTGGGTCGCTCAGCTTGATGCTGCTGCTACCGCAAAGACCTGGGGTGACTTTACTTCATCAGGTGCTAACCACCTTGTTGATGCTAAGCTCCTTCTTAACGGACAGGATAGATTCTCCACCCGAAAGGCTGGATACTTCAACTTGGTTCAACCAGATCAACATCATACCCGTGGTCCTGCAGTTGGTGTATATGTTTACTCCTTCTCATTGAAGCCCGAAGAACATCAGCCTTCAGGCACGGTCAACATGTCCCGTATTGACAATGCTACTATGCAGCTCTCATTTGCTTCTTCTGCTGCTATCAAGCTTTACACATACGCAAAGAACTACAACGTATTCCGTGTAGTTTCTGGTATGGGTGGCTTAGCATACGCGGCTTAAGACATTATAAGTTTTCGCACAACTCATTTTTCCAAGTAAAATCATATTATTTGAAAAAACAAAATTCTCAAGAGTGTATCACATCATAAAATTTAGAAACCTTAAATGGTATAGTTCAAACGCAAACGCACGACAAAAATTATTTTCTAATACTAATATATAAAATGAATACTTTTGTGCCAGAAACCGTAAATTTCACTGAACTCGTTAAAAACAATAACAATAAAATGTCAATTAAAATTCAAAATAAGCTGGTTGAAAGATTAAATAACACATTTAAAGAAGAAGAACAGCGATGGTATGCTGCTAATATGTATGTATATCTTAATTATCACCCAACTGATGATTTTCCTATTGATTTAGACGACGTTTACAGTATGATTGGCTTCGCAAATAAGGCAAATGCGAAAAAAACTTTAGTAAATAATTTTACAATGAATGTTGATTATAAAGAGATTTTCATGCGACGGGATGAAAACCTCAAATTGGGTGGCAGACCAACTGAAACAATTTTACTCAATTCAGACACTTTTAAGAATCTTTGTATGATTGCGAGAACACCAAAAGGTAAAGAAATTCGCAAGTATTACTTGAAACTTGAAACAGTTTCCAACAGTCTAATAAAAGATGCTATGGAAGAAGAAGTAAAGCAAATAAAATTTCAACAGAAAGAAGAATTGTTGTTACGTGAATACAACAAAGAAGTATCTTTGATTTACATAATAAAAGTAAAGACTATAGATGAACATAGATATATCATAAAAATAGGCGAATCCAGATGTGGTGTGGCAGCAAGATATAGAGAACACAAAAAGAGTTATCCCGAGTGTTTGTTACTCGACTGCTTTATCGTCAAAAATTCGAAGAGGTTTGAAAAATTTTTACACGACAAGTATTCGTCAAACAGATGTAAAAATTTGGAAAATCACGAAAAAGAGAACGAACTCTTCTTGGTCGGAGAAGAATTGACTTATCAGAATATAATAAATACTATTCAAAACAATGTCCATTTTTATGACGACACAAACACTGTAACTGAGCAGAAATTACAACTCCAGAATAGAAATTTAGAACTACAAATAGAACACTTGAAGTTGCAGCTGTCTCAAAAAGAAATTTCAATAGACTATGAAAGAATTGAGCAAATAGTTGTAAAAGTCATTCAAGACAACAAACAGCAAAACATCACTAATAATTTCAATGAAACCCTGCATACAGTCGGACCAAGAGTTCAGCAAATAAATCCAGAAAACATGCAACTTGTAAAAATTTACGAAAATGTAGCAGAAGTAACTGCCAAATTCAAAATCCCAAGAAGTAGTTTAACAAAAGCATACAAAGAGAACACAATTTATAAGGACTGTCGATGGAATTTCGTAGAAAGAGACCAAGACCCCATGGACGTTTCAAAAGTAAGTCCTACAAAACATCTAAGCAAAGTGTATAATCTTGGGTATATAGCAAAAATGAATGAAGATAAAACTAAAATAATCAACGTATATTTAGACAGAAAAACAGCAAGTTTTCTGAATGGGTATGAAAGTGTCGCATACCTCGATAATTACGTAAAAAATGACAAAATATGCGGAAGCTTTTACTACATGCTTTACGACAATATCGATGAAAGTATAAGAAACAATTTTTTACTCAAAGATGTTGTATTATACAAATCCGGTATCGGCAAATACGATGATAATGGGGTTTTGCTCCAAGAGTTTAGAAGCAAATATCACTGCCAGCAGGAACTCAAAATCGGTGAAAAATCTCTAAACAAAGCATTGTTGTCTGGAAACAGTTATAATGGTTTTATGTACAAGCATTTAGAAGAAAAATTATTCTGCTAATCTAAAAGATGAAGCACCAGGTCTGAGAGTTTTTGGGAATCTCGGTATACCATCGGCAGTATAACCAAAAAATTGAACCGTCAGCATTTTTCCGACATATTTCTTACCATCTTGATATAATTTAGTTCTCTCTTCTCGCGTTCCTTTTGACGGTATTTTAAATGTTTTTTGATTATCTGTTTGAGCCACCCATACTACAGGAGTTGCTGAATCTCCTTTGGTATCCGTTTCTTTTTCGAACCCAACTACTCTGAATTCTGCATCATCGAATGCCTTGTTCTTGAGGAGGTCCTGAGACCTAGAATTAACATATAAACCGTTAGGATTTCTAATCATAGTCCCCTCGTATCCGTCTTCTACCAACTTCTTGTTTAACGTTTGTATACAATCTTTTGTTTCGCAACTCACGGTTTTAACAAGCTCGATGTGCTTGAAATTTTTAATAATCTTTTCTAATTTTTTGAATCTTTCCGAAAAGATTTCTGGAGAAATACAGTCGTATACGTGGTATTTGATTCTATTTATCAAAGTGTTGTCGTCCTTACCAAGTTTTTTCTTACGTAAAACTCCATAGCTTTCGAATGCAAAATTTTTATCGTGAGAATATAGTTCTCCATCTAACACGATTCCTTTTAAAGAACTCAGCTCTAGATGTAGCTCAGTTCCACGTAAAATTTCATATTCCTTGCCTGTTCTAGTTATTATCTTATCTGTAGAACTGTCGTAAATCATTCTATAACCATCAAGTTTTCCCTGGACGTTTACTGGGAACTTTATATTTTTTTCATATTTTTTAAAATCATGAGCAAGCATAGGCATTAAACTAACCATTCCGGTTTCTAAACTTTCAGAATAACCAGAGTCTTTCTTCTTTTTCCATCTGCTCTGGGCTTCTAAATTAGCTTGAGCTTCTGGACTTGTTTCATTTTTTCTTCCAACATTTTTACCTAGAGCTATAGTCTCGGATGTATTGATTTTTTCACCTGATACTAAGCCATGTTCAATATTTATAACGTTCCCGGATACTTTAATAGTCCATATCCTATCTCCACCTTTTTTGTCTTTTTTGTACAACGAAACCAGCATATATTATCTAATTATAAATTTCCTTTAAGTTTACAAATACATCACTGATAGACTGGCGTAATTATCAAACATATTTTTAACATCATCTGCATCGTAGTATTCTTCGAAGATTATAAAATTGTCATCGAATTTGTATATTTTGTTACATCCAATGTTCAAATTGAAATTTATAACATCTATCAAGCTAGTGTTTTTTAGATCAGGTTTGTATACTCCTGATTTTATATAAGTCTGGGGAATCTCAGAATCCCACAAGTAGTGTAAATTTGTAGTCCTGTTTCTCCCATTTTTGTTTCTTATCAATTTAAGAGAATTCCCTCCTCTGTTTTTCCCATATACATGTAATGGCTGGCTAATATCACCAATAAAATGTATAAGAAACATCAATCTTTCTTTCTCGGAAAGATGAGAAAATCTTTGACCATTCCCAGTAGTTAATTCTGTTATAGCTTCATACACTGTCCCAGATTCTACACTTGGAATGTCTTCTTCGTTGATGTTACATTGCTCTAGATTCATGTAATGCATGGTTTTACTGAATGAATATTTCTTAAAGTTTTAAGAGTTCGAGAATACGCAGTATCTGATAAAACTTTAGGAAGCAAGCCTGAAAGATAACCATGGACCTGAGAACCATAACATCTAATAGACCCTATGCAAAAAAGTATCGGATACTTCATATCATTTATTATATCTATTTCTTTAAATGTAAATTTATCAAATAATATTTGATAAATTTATAATTCTCCTGGAGAGGTTCGAACTCTCGACCTTCGCATGTCTTGTACTTTTACTGGGATCTAACCAGCTAAATCATATTTTAAAATATAAGTACGACGCTCTTAAAACCAGCTGAGCTACAGGAGATATTAGAATATCTCACTCTAATATCTACTCTTTCTATACATATACTACAAATTATCTCTTTAAGTTGTTTTAGATTCTCTTTTTCTTCTTTTTGCTGCGAGTTTTTTTTCTCTTTTTTTAGCACGCTGTTTCCTTAGATCTATTTCTTTCTCTAGATCTGTTAAAAATTCTGTTTTTTCTACTTGTTTCTCCTTTGGTTCTAAATCTATAGGCTCTCTGTTTTTAAACTTGGATTTCAGCTCGGTTAAAAAATCATTATCTATCGCGGCCACAGGAACCGGCTCTACGATTACTTGTTGCTCTTCTTCTAAAATCTCATCATCAAAGTTAATACAAGGAAAAAAGCCCTTGTTGTAGACTCTAGTATAAAAAAAGGAATATATGAAGATTTTCTTAGTTTGATTGAAAATATACCCAGTATAAGTGATATTTTTATAAAGTTTTGCTGTAGTTTTATCCTCGGACCATTCTAGTAAAAAGTTACCAAATTTTGTTTGGTCTTTGTTGATATCACCAGTATAACCTTCTTTACGTAAAATTTTTTGTATAACATCGTCTTGTAAAATATCACTATCAAAAAAGTCGTAATTTACTTCAGAAATTGTAGTATTTCCGAGTAAAATGTCAGTATATCCTGTTATGTAATTATACTCAATCCCCATATTATATACCCGACAAAATAATCCTCAATAATATCTCTCAACCCATTCTTGTATATTTTTTTGAGAACTTGGTAATCTGAGATTGAGATTCTCTGTTTCTAATATACTGTTTATATTATGTACCTGGTAGCCAAGGAAGTGACTATTTATGTTCTTAATAGAATCTGTTATATCACCCAAGCCTTTTTTATCAAATATCGAAGTATATTTTTCTATGCCATCAGAGCATAGAAATTTGCATAAATTTTGTAATTTCAAGTCATATTTTTTGCTGTTGTAGAATTTACATACTAAATACTTCTCAGAATTAGTAGGTCTACTCGTGTTCGGTTTGCAGACATACACTTCTGAAAAAAGATATGACAGAAGACACACGTAGTCAAACGTGAGTTCGGTGAAAATGTCAAAGATTTTCAAAATAAGGGACCCCCCGTTCTTTAAAATAAAAAGGGAAGTTACAATTTCTTTGAAAATGAGATGGTGATGTAGCTGTTCCTTTGATGAGAACTCGTTGTTTTCGTTAAAACCTCCATCGCAGGTTATAAACAAAACGTTCTTTTTGCGTAAAGTTTCTATAAGACTCTTGATATTTTTTATACAGTAAAGATCGCCTTTATTCGACGAATTAGATAAAACCTTGACCATCGGATCAGAAACCAATGATTTGTTATACATTGGGACAGAATCCCCTCCTATAAGAGAAAACGTATAATAAAAGTCTGAAGTTATTCCAGATTTATTTTTTATATATCTGGTGGCTTCTATAAAACCTCCGGGAGCTTCTGCTAGATGTAGAGTGTTTCCTTCTATGTTGATATTGTGGTCTACTACCATCTCTAACAATTTGAAATATGATCGGCTTATTGGTTTTTGTATTTTACAAATGTCAAGAGGAAACTCGAAGTCATTGAAAAGTTTCCTGATACGTGACCATCTCGAATAAGACATATCTGATATTTTGTTTTTCGTAACATTTAGAATTGGGTCGTATCCAAGTGTAGATAAACACTGTTTCCTTTTTCCTTTGGACGGACTTATATTTAATAAATCTACCCTTGGGAGTATAAAATACGTGTAATTTAGCATACTAGTATACATATTTTTTTCTTTAACTGGTGTCAGCTTAAAGAAGTTATTTTATATTAAATGTAATGGGGGACTATTTATTTGAAGCAAGGACTGTACAAACGTCAAATATCAAAGCCTTATTTTCTCTCCTAGCTGGTGTTATCACAGACTGTAATCTTGTAGTAACCAAAGACTGTATAAAAGTTGTTCAACTGAATAACACGCAGATAGCTTTAATCCATATTAAACTTGACGCTTCGGGGTTCGAGGATTACGTGTATAAAAGTGATACTCCTTTGATACTAGGGATTCATACTGAAAGTTTCCTGAAGATAATCAAGACCATCAAGCACGACGAGACTCTAAGTTTTTTTGTAAAAGAGGAAGAACAACAAAATATGTATATACGTAAAGAAAATAACGCAAGAAACAGCACAAATACATTCAAAATCGAATTGCATACTATACAGTATCAAAATTATACTCTTCCTTCCGTAGAGTTTAATACTGTTATTTCCATGTCATCGACAGAATTTCAAAGACTGTGTAAGAATTTCTCATCTCTTGGTGCTAAATCTATAGAAATTAAAAACGTGGGAGAAAGAGTTTTCCTTTCGGGTGTTGGAGAATTCTGCTCTTTCGAGGGTATAATCGGGGATTCGTCCGAAACGACTTTTGAAAACAGTTCAGACGAAGTTATACAAAGTATTTTTGACATCAGATATCTTATGTTATTCAGTAACGCGAGTAATTTGTCAAAAACAGTTATGTTGTATTTGAAAAATGATTATCCTCTTGTGATGAGTTACAAGATTGGAACTCTTGGTGAGATCAGATTTATTATTTCTTCTATATCTAGTAGCGTTACATCCTAAATGGCTCGATAGTTGGAATGACAGCGTTTTGCTGAGAAATAGAAACTATCTGTTCTGGGATGCTTACCGGTACGCTTAAAACTTCTGACGAACCGTCGATAGAGCCTGGAATTACACCTGTCTGCGCTGGAATTTTAACTTCCTGTGCTGACACGATGAGATCTGAAACTTGAGCTGCTGGAAGAGTAACAGGGACTTGCGCTGGAACTTCGGTGGTTTGTCCAGGAATTTGTACTTTTGCGTTTACAGCAAGACCATTTCCAATATCGATAGCCACAGTTGCTTCATGAGAAGGAAGTTCGAGTTGAGTGGATGGATATTGATTTGGCATAACTGTTTCAGTTGATTTATTAAAATAATTTTCATAAACTACATCTTTGATGAAATCTGGTAGAATTACATCGGCAAAGGTTTTAGGGTATTCTGCATAGTCTTTTACACCTTCTACTAGACCATCAAAGTTCTCTTTTTTAGTCAATAGAACTATGATAAGAATAACTACTATCAAACTAAGAGCATAAGCTATTGGGTTCATCATGATGATTTTTTTAATCTTATCTGAAATCTGAGCAATCTGTTCCATTGTATAATAGGAGATTTAGAAAAAAAATTAAATTATTTTTCTAAATTAGCCTTAAGAATGACATCTTATTTAAACACTATCAATAGTGAAGGTGTAGAATTAAACATTAATAATACCTCCGGTTATGGTGTAGTAGTAGGGAACAGTTTAACTAGTATTCTAGGTAGTAGAACATTTGGGGCATCCACTATAGGTAATATAACTGGGACTGGGTCTGCCAGTTTTTCTTCTACTGTATCTGCTGCTGGACTGTTGACAGCTAGCGGTGGATTAACAAGCACGGCTGGGGCAACTACCTTAGGTGCTACAACAATAGGTGCGATCAGCGGAACCTCGGCATCTTTTAGCAGTACTCTTGGAGTTACTGGACTTGCTACATTTGGCTCTCTCACGAGCACCGCTGGAGCAACCACTTTAGGTGCTACTACTTTAGGGGCAATTACTGGCACTACATCTTCTTTTTCAGGTCAAATTACTTCATCGGTAAGCACGGGGACCGCCCCTTTAGTTATATCCAGCACAACCAATGTAGCAAATTTAAATGCTAGTTCTATAAATGGTTTGACTTTTCAGTCTCCAGGCACGATAGGAGGGACTACTCCAAGTTCTGCTACTTTTACTAATTTAACCATTAACACGAGCATTACCAGCACATCTGGATCTACTACTCTCGGGGCATCGACTATTGGAGCAATAACAGGAACATCTGCCAGCTTTAGTAGCACTGTAGGAGTAACAGGACTTTTGACGGCATCTGGGGGTTTAACAAGCACTACTGGAAATACGACTTTAGGTTCGACGAATGTAGGGGCAATTACAGGAACATCAGCTACTTTTAGTAGCACTCTTGGTGTAACAGGGGCAACTACTCTAAGTTCTACTTTAAATACTGGAGCAATAACAGGAACATCTGCGACATTTAATTCGTCGGTATCAGTCAACGGATTTACAAGCACTTCTGGGACTACGAGTTTAGGAACTACAAATTTATCTGGAAACCTGGCTATGGGAAATTATAAAATAACAGGGCTTGGTACTCCAACAGCTAGCACAGATGCAGCTACAAAAGGATATGTAGATTCTGCCATCCAAGGTATAGATACTAAATTGTCTTGCGTAGTGGCTACTACAGGTGCCCAAAATCTTTCTGCCGATTTTGAAAATGGGGATACAATAGATGGTCAAGTGCTGACAACTGGTGAAAGAGTCTTGATAAAGAATCAAACAAACCCTATCGAGAACGGAATCTATGTCGTCAATGTTTCTGGTAGCCCAACTAGAAGTTCTGATCTATTCACTGGGACCTCTGCAGCAGGAATATTCACGTTTATAGAAAAGGGAACTGTGAATTCAGACACAGGTTATGTGTGCTCTTCTAATACTGGATCTGACACCGTAGGAACAGATTCTTTGACGTTCGTGCAGTTTTCAAGTGCCGGAGTGGTCGACGCAGGAACAGGATTGACAAAAACTGGTAATGTGTTAAGTGTTAATGCTTCTCAGACTCAAATAACGAGCATAGGAACACTCTCATCTTTGACAACCGGGACTATAACAGGAACATCAGCTACATTTTCAGGACTTCTAACAGCAAGCAATGGTTTCACTAGCACTGTTGGAGCAACAACTTTAGGATCAACAAATATAGGGGCAATTACGGGAACATCATCTACGTTTAGTAGCACTGTAGGAATAACAGGACTTTTGACAGCATCTGGAGGATTAACAAGCACTGCTGGAATTACTACTTTAGGTTCTACTACTATAGGAGCAATTACAGGGACATCAGCCACTTTTAGTAGTACTCTTGGCGTAACAGGAGCGACTACAATGAGTTCTACGCTGACAGTTGGTAGAATAATAAATTCTGATACTTCTGCTTCTTCTTTTACTAATACTACCGCTGGTTCTGTTGTTCTAACTTCTAATTTTCTAGCTCCTAATGCTTCTAAACCATATATAATAATAGGTAAAAATTCTTCTGACACTAATTACTCCTCTATAATTTACGACTCTTCGAATGATAGCATGGATTTACAAGTAGGTAGCGGGTCCAATAAGGTTACGGTGAATAGAAATTCGAATTCTAGCACCAGTAATACTTCTGGTGGTTTAATATTAAATAGCGGAATAGGTATTTCAAATACAACTGATGCTACCAGTTCTACGAACGGAGGAACTTTTACAACTGCTGGTGGCATTGCAGTCGCCAAGAAAGCATATATCGGAACCTCCTTGGATGTTTCAAGCACGACTTCCACGTCTGGACTACTTGTAAGGGGTGCAACTTCTGGAACAGTTTCTATTTTACCTCAAGACAATGCTGGAACTTTTAATTTCAATTTGCCTATAACATCTGGTTTATCTGGGCAAGTTTTAGTATCAAACGGTGGAGGAACATCTCCTATGACTTGGGCTGTTTTACCAACGCAGAGTGCCCCAGAAACTTATACTACAACGGGTCTTCAATCGCAATCTACTGCCGTAGATGTATCCGGACTTTTCTATGTCGATGGAAATTTTGATATTAATATGGTAGTTGATGTAACCGCTACTACATCTCTTAAGCAAATATTCAAGATAGTTGGTGTTTTGAGTCCAAGTTCTGGATGGAGTATAACATCCATATCTGTTTCAGGAGACGATTCTGGAGTAAATTTTAGTATTTCAGCTGGTGGGAATATTCAGTATACTTCTTCTACCTATACTGGATTTACAAGCTTGGTATTCACATGGGCAAGATATTCTAACACACAAGGTATAGAATATTTAACATTAGCTGGTACGTCCAGCGGAGCTGTGAGTATAAAACCCCAGCCTAATGCTGGAAATTTTAATTTTAATTTGCCTAGCTCTTCTGGGACACAGGGACAGGCTTTAGTTTCTGGAGGAGGAGGGTCAAACCCTATGACTTGGTCTCCTTATAGAACTTTTGTATTTTCAGGAACTCATCCTGCAACAAATACCACTACTACATACACACTTCCATCTGAAGTGACGAATACAAATATTATATCTATTTCTGGAATAACTTCAAACGGTTCTGGGGCTCAATATCCTTTCACGTGGAATCACGATGCGGCATGGCTAGTCAATAAATATATTTTAAATAGCACACAATTTGCGGTAATTAATACTGGAACTTCGACTGTTAATAAAACGTTCAAGGTGATGTTTGTAGTAAATTAAATATTTTTTTGTAAGTCTATCTTAAATGGCATCCCCATATAAGATAAACAAATCTACAAGTATTACTAATAATTCGGGGAGCACGAGTAAAACTACTGGAGCATTGACTGTTACTGGAGGCATATCATCTCAGGAAAATGTAATACTAGGAGGTTATTTAGGTATAACTGGTGCATCAAATATAGTAAATTTAAAAGTGCAGAATGCCACATCAGCATATAACTATAATTTACCATCTTCTTCTGGAAGTTCTGGTGAAATACTTGCATCAGGTGGGGGCGGGTCAAGTCCTATGACGTGGAAATCTGTAACTGGTAGCGGTAGCATTGTTATGAGTTTTGCTCCAACATTTGGAGCAGGAACTGTTACATTTGGCGGAAGTATAGATGTGTCAGCGAATACGAATTCTCAATCTGCTACTTTTTCAAATTACATTGGAATAACTGGAACTTCGGCGAGCTATGCTAATAAAAGAATAACTTCTTCTTCTGACCATTCTTTACTTTTCTGTGCAGATAGAGCTGCTATAGGATCTTATTCTTTTTGTGATAGCACTGCTACAACAAATTATATCAATATTAATACCAGCAGCTCTGTATTAGAAGCGAATGGTAACGTTAGTATAACTGCTTCTTCTGCTTCGGGGATTATAAATTCTACAAATTCTATTTCTACTGCAGCGTCTATTGGAACATTTTACGCGCCGAATATGGGAGATGGTTTGGCAATCCGCAATCTTCTTGGTAAAAATTCATCGACTTCTGCATATTTCCAATATGTAAAAACAGCTACATCGGCAACAACTTCTACGAGCTGGGGTATTGTAGGAGGGACGGTTGCGATAGATATGTTTAACGATAATAGAATTAATCTTACCGGGGCTCTTACGGCAACTTCTATTCAGAACACGCCAATTGGTTCTACCACAGCAAACACTGCATCATTCACCGACCTTGTTGTGACACAAAACAGTTCTTCCTTTGATGGTATACTTCGCGTTATAAACACAACAACACTTTCGTCGTCTATAGCGAATTTTTTAACTCCAGGTTTAGCATCAGGAAACGCTTCCACGCTCATATGGGGAAAGGCGAACTCGAGTAACCAAGCAGCTTATATAAGTTTTGGATATGATTCCACGGCAAGTGCTATATATAGCACTTGGGGATTCGCAAATGCGACACCGGCAAATTTTATTTCGTTAAGAGGAGATGGTACGATTTCTCTCAGTGGGGGTACATCAATCACAGGAGCTCTTTCTGTGACGGGTCAAATAACAACAACTGTAATTACTGGAACATCGCCCTTCTCAGTTTCTTCTACTACTGTAGTGCCAAATCTGAACGTTTCTCAACTTCTTGGCGCAACATGGACAGCACCAGGTACAATCGGTTCAACTACTCCAAACACTGGGTCTTTTACAACTCTTAGCTCAACTGGTCAAATAACAACCACTGTAAATACAGGCACTGCACCTTTTTCAGTTTCTTCTACTACTGTAGTGCCAAATCTGAACGTTTCTCAACTTCTTGGCGCAACATGGGCAGCTCCAGGTACAATCGGTTCAACGACACCAAACACAGGGTCTTTTACAGCTCTTAGCTCAATTTTGTCTGGATCAGTGTCTGGTATTCCCATAACAGCTTATATTCCATCTCTTTCTAATGGGAATAGTGTCCAATTATACCTCGGTGTAGCAGCAGCAACACATAATACAGGAATAATTCAATTTAATTATACTTCCTCTGGTTCGACATCAAATTCCATAGGTCTAGGGTTTTATGGCTCTAATAATATAATGAATATAACTTCGGCCGGAAATGTAGGAATTGGTACAACCAGCCCAGGATCTTCGCTACATATAGCAGGGTCGATTCCATCATCACCCGTTGGCAATGGAATACATCAAGGAATTGATTCTTCTAATTACGCAGCTATACAATTAAATAGTAGCATCGGGGGTTATATAGATTTTGGGGTATCCGGTGGGGATTATCAAGCAAGAATAACTTCTACTTCCGGTAATATCACTTTTCAGTCAAATTCTGGGAGCGGGGCATATATACATTTATCTAATGGAGGAGTTAGTATAAATAATACTAGCCCATCTTATTCTTTAGATGTGACTGGTACAGGTAGATTCACAGGCGGTGTGTGGACGCCTGTTATTAATGCGGACGCGCTTACAGCCAGCGGAGGAGGATCGACTATATCTGCAGCAGATGCAACTTTGAAATTAGGAAACGGAGGTTCTGGTGGAAATCATTTATACGTTGGTTATACTGGGGGTAATGTAGGTTGGTTGCAGAGCACATATTTTGGATTTAACGCATTCTATGACATGGCTTTGAACCCATTAGGGGGAAATATCGGTATTGGTAACGTTTCGCCAACTTACACTTTAGACGTAACGGGGTCATTTAGATCAAATGGAGTAGGTTCTGGAATTTCGGTATTCGGAGCTAACTCTGGAACTAATAATTCTATAAAAGTTTTATCGGCGATAGGGAATATTGAAATGGGAGTGAGCAATGGAACTGGGTCCTTTGTATCCTCTGCAAATTCAGGAGATGCTTTTATTAAAGCGACAACCAGCAAAGGTATAGTATTACAGGGTAATGCTGGTGCTGGAGCATATGCTTACGTGTCAAATGGTGGAGTTGGTATAAATAATATTAGCCCATCTCATGCTTTAGACGTCAATGGGACACTTTCTGTTAGCAATGGTACAGTAAAAGGTAAAACTATTACAGTCGGTGGATCAACAAACAATGTTATAATATCGACCAGCGGTAGTTTTCAATTTTTTATATCATGGGATTCTGGTGCGGGGTATGCTTTTGGTTTTATAACTAGTAGCAATTCTACAACTACTATCATATATTCTAGCAATTCTGCTGGGGGAAATAGCTCTATCGATACTACCAATAGTTTTGCAAGCAATAGTGGAAACGGTATATCAATCTTTTATAACGTTGGTGATATAGTTCTCCAAACTAAAACAAACTATAGCGGTGGAGCTATAACAACGACTTTAATCGGTGCTTGATCAATTCGTATAAATATTATTTTTTTTTTAAACTGATACAGAAAAATGGAACATAATTTGCTTGTAGCTGCAAGATCTGAATATACTGAAAAGTTACAAGACACTCTTTCAGAATCTATTTATGAAGGAATCAAAGATATTTGGTTATCTTCAAAAGGTAATAAGAGATCCCCGTTATCAGAATTTCAAAAAAAATTATGCGATGTCCCAAAATGGAATCAGGACGTAATCGACAATCTATGCAAGCAAATTATTGCAAATAGCGACATATCGTATGAATATCTTGATAAAATAATTGAAGCTGTTTTTCTTTCAAATGTAAAAATCCTATCCGTTGTTAAATTAAACGATGAAAAACAAACCATAGACATAACTGTCCCAGATACTAAGAATTTTATACACAAGTGTTACATAGAATCCGCCAGAAGATTTTATATGGATCCATATCTCATAGATGACAGAGAATCCGGGAGCAATACTAAACACGAGATTAAAAGAAATGTTAAAAGAAGTGTGACAACTGTAAAAGATAGTGTCGAAAAGACAATCAGAAGTATGATACCTATGGAGGACATATTGACAAAGTATCTGGCATCAGTAGGAGAATCTAAAACTAATAGCACCGGTAGCGAAAGTTCCGAAGAAACGCCCGAACCAACGTCAGATTCAGAAGACTTTCAGCAACCTGCTCAAGAATTTGCCACGGTACCACAGCCGGTACCACAGCCGGTACCACAGCCTGCACCAGAACCGGTTCCAGTTGCAGAACCCATTGAACATATTGTTGATTCTACAGTAGACGACTTATTCCAAAAAGAACCATACGACAATACAGAGATAATGCAAGAACCAGAAACTCAACAAGACAAATTACACATCGATCTAAAAGAACCAGAAAAACATTTTTACTCAGATAGCGACTAAGTAGCTTAAAGAAGTATTATCTTAAATTAGCATGGACAATTTAAGATCTTATCTCCTCAGTGAGAAAAATTTTAATATGTTAGAAAATATCATACCAGAAAAAGTTTATAGCATAACAGGAGTAGAAATCGAGAAAAAAGATCCTTTTTTCCAGCAAAATATGATGATGGTTGCTACATCAGTCATAAGAGACGAGTTACAAAGCGTAAAAGTCTTTGACACAAGCGCTATTATAAAAATAAACAATATAATCATCACAGAATGTGTAAAACATCTGAATAGTTTAATACAACGAGAAGACGAACCCTTTTCTTCTAAACTAGAAGACATAGAAGAAGAACAAGACCAATCATCCGAACAGGAAGTTGTACTTCCCATTGTCCCGGCATTTAAAGAGACTGTTTTACTTCTAGACTCATGTAAAACACAGGTTCAGCTAGAGAATGTGGTTTCCGTCGAACTTATATATTGCTTTATAGATTTCAGTGACTATCTGGTGACTGAAAACAATAATTGTTTTTGCGTGGACAATGATGAAAAATATATACAAGTTGGTAATTACACTCCAACAGAGTTAATGAATGTTTTATCAGAATTATCAGGACTAGTTTTTTCTATAGACCCTGTGCAAGAGCTAGTATGTATATCGCAACCACAGAGCACCATTAAAAAATCTTTGACAGGGTCTATCAAAGAATCACAAAACCAGAAGCAAGTCAATATAGATTTTGGAGTTAAAAATTCTATATGCAATATTCTTGGATACTCTCCTAGAACTTATACTCTCAAAGACTCTAAACTTTTAGCAAACAACAAACACTATATAAAACATACAAGCGATATTACAGTAAATATAGAATTCTTGGATAAAAAGTTGACTCATCATATTCCAACTTGTGTAGAATATAATTCTACTATACATTACACCCCTGGAGTCAAACATAAGATTACGATGGAGGGTGCAACCATAGAAAATATTTCAATAGACTTGAATGGGTATAACCCCAGGACCAGACCATTTAAATTTGCATTGAAAGTTATTTGTTCATCTTAACTGTTGTCATTTCAACAGGTCTTCTAAGAAGTAACACATTAGAATTTTTCTTTTTATTAGATATTTTAAAACCATTTTTGATAATAAAATCTTTAAGTTCGTCGTCTGCGTGTTCAGCTATACATTCAACAAATTTATTGCTAGGTGTTCCAGACTCATTACCTACTATAGCTTTTATTTTCATTAGTTTCTGTAGTATTTTACATACATTGTCTTTTTTAGTTACATTCTTGTATCCTAGAAACATTAAAGTTTTAGTACAAAATTCTCGTCTATTTTTTCTACATTTTTTAGGATTTGTTATACACAGCGCGTTAAGATCCTCGATTGAACTAACGTTCGATAACTTTAAATGAAATGTTATCAAGTTATTTTTATCATCGCCAAGTTCTTTTTTACCAAATAGATTTTCAAACATATAATCTATTTGAGAAAAAAATCAATATACAATCTTGATGAACCATCTAAGAGTTGCAGCATATATTCCTAAAAACGAGACAACCAACGCGTTCTTGCTATACTTGTCCAGTTCTATTTGCTGTAGATAAAGATAAGCAAGTATAGGAAAACCAACAACTCTGCATAAAAAATAAGCATATTTCATCAAAGTTCGGTTAACCTTCTTCAACGCAGGGTAATCCTTTAAAAGAATTCTAGCATTTAAGAAAGGTGTAGATGCTTCTGCGGCAAACAGAAAGGCGTTTTGATACAGCGTATGTTCTAATTTTTTAGCTAATATAATATCTATCATTAAGCAACTTACGATGTGGTGCGCTATATATCCCCCGGTCCTTTGTAAATTGTCCTGGATCAATAATTGTAACAGGTCGTATGAAAAATACCCATACATCGCCTCCAGTGCATAACGAGATCCAATTAAATCTTTGATTCCATAAAACAACTCCTCGTAAGTGAGCACTGAAGTAACGTAGATAAAATATACCTGAAAAAAGATACAAGTTGTTATATTAGAGATATTTTTAGAAATTCCAGAATATTCCAGGATTTTTTGATTTATGCTACAAATTATAAATGTCTTTAACCACATCATCTATAGTTTTAATATAACAAGTCTTTAAGTAGATTTTTTAGTTATTGTAAATTTTTTGTTATTCTTTAGAACAGTTGCTCTAGAAGATTCTGACGCAGGACCCACTTGTTTCTTTTTCTGCCAATAACTGTTGGAACACAGTCGGAAATCGTCATGAGCAGAAGCTTTATAATAAAATACTTGGTCCTCTAATTTATTAGAGCGACTTGTGTTATCTATAACTAAACAACCATAATCTTCTGTGCAAGAGTCTAATACTTTTTCAAATATTTCATATGATGGAAACATACCACAATAATTTTCATAAAGAGCTCTTCTAGTTGCCTGATTAGGGGTTCTAAGTATAAAAGAAAAATCTATATTACTCCTCAGGCCCGGAGTAATAGCTTTTGGGTCTTGCATAGTCAAGAGGAATAATATCTTATAATGTCTACCATTGAAGAAGATTTCTTTTATTCTCGTATCTCTTTTCCATACGTTAGCATCTGATATAGTGTCGTCGAATATCAAAAATGCATGAGGATTTGGCCAGTTTTCTTTGAGTGCTTTATTTTGACGGTCGAATAATTTATCCAATAGTGATGGTGAGTATTCTTCGTGTATTAAAACTGGGGGTATAAACTGTTCGTAATAATGTGTTAATTTGTCTGTTTTGCTTACAACTAAGCCAGCTGGTATATTCTGATGATAATACATTAAATCCCGTATAAGAAAAGAGTTGTGAGTAACTATTGAATTTGCTAAAACAAATCTATGATTACCATCTAATTCAAAACCATAGTATCTTCCAACACCGGCCCTTGTTATAGAAAGTTTACTTAAACCGAGATTTTCATCTAGGTGATATCCACAAAGCATCTTTCTTTTGTAATTAGATAGAGCCAAATAATCCATTATTGGTATATCGACGCATGCGTTTTCGCTCATACTATCGTAAAATTTTTTAGCAGTGTCACATACTTCTTTCTTATCTTCTTCGTCGAATGTAAAGTATTTAGTTTCTATTTTTATAGAAACGTTATTGAACCATCTCACTGCGCAAAAATCTCCTATTTCAAATGTATTACACGAACCATCGTTTTTTAAACTTAATATATGGTTAGTGTTTACTGTATAACTTAGTCCATTGTCGTGGTCTATTTTGAGCATATTGTCTATCCCAGAAGTCGTAGACATAACTGTCCTTGGAGTTTTGTCATCTCCCATGACAAGTTCTCCTTGTGTTATATTTTCAATACTTTTTGCAGTCCCGTCGTACATCATTACCAGTGTCCCTTTTGCTAAACATTTTCCTGAATTCCTGCTGGCAACAAAGACGCAAACATTAGTCGGTTTTATCTTGCGCATATCAAATTTTGTTAATTCTAAGGAATCCATTACTTTGTCACTATAATAAAAAAAAATTTATTTTACGAGAGCTTAAAGACTGCTTATATGTACAAACTTATGTGTAGACAAAATCATGGATTTTTATATGAAGCAAGCATTATACTAAAATATAAACTTATAAAGTGTCAAAACCATACATCTAAATACGATGCTCATACTCTGTCCAATATACCAGTCCAGATAAAATGTAGAAAAAATAAATCCCCAATATACTTAGGAGATTACAGCAGGAATTTCAACACTTACCAAGATTTTATACTAATAATCGGGACATGGGAATTTGATAAAAAAGTCATAAAAGAAGAGATTTTCTACATCAATCACGACACTTATAAAAATATGTGTAAGTTCGGGTATATCGACGATATAAAAACTAAGATGTCGCGCATAAGTAATAATAAAGAAGATGATGAAAAATGGAGAATCTTGATTAGAGAATGTAAAAGATTATATCCAGAAGAAAACTTAATCAAAATTAACATGAAGAGAGACCACAAAAATCAAAAAAGAATCCAGTGCTCTATTCCGAATAAAAACTTTAATATTTTTAAAAAAGAGTTTAAAGCTATAAAACTATGAATACTCAAATGTCCCATACTGGTTTAAAAAGAACCGGCAACGACTGTTTTTATACAAAGCCCGAGATTTCAAAAAAATTAGTAGAAGAACTCAAGAAAGTAATAAAATTTAGTAATTTTGACTTGATCGTAGAACCATCTGCTGGGTCAGGAAGTTTTATAGACGCGCTTGGGTGTAAAGTAACTGGTTATGACATAGAACCAAAAAGAAGTGATATCATAAAACAAGACTTTCTTGAGCTAGATACTTCTACATTCGTTGGTAAAGTATTAGTTGTAGGAAATCCACCATTTGGTAAAAATTCGTCGCTTGCTATAAAATTCATAAAGAAAATAGCAGGTTTTGCACAGACATTTGCCCTAGTGCTGCCAAAAAGCTTTAAAAAACAAAGTAGAATTGACAAAATACCACTTTATTTCCATAAAATTTTAGAATTTGATCTACCAAAGAACGCATTCACTATAGAAAATGCAGAAGTAGATGTTCCATGTTCCTTCTTTGTATACGAGAAGAAACAATATCACAGGGAAACTTTTCCAAAATTACAAGAGTCGTCAAAATACAAGATTATAAAAAAATGCGAGACAATCGACAAACGAGTAGTAGCATTCAGAAGAGTAGGAGCAAACGCAGGAAAATTCATATACAGCGATATCCAAAATTTATCCAAAGAATCTCACTACTTCATACACGTAATACAGGATTTGGATTTTGATTCATGTATTTTCGAGTGTGATAACACAGTCGGGCCAAGAAGTATATCCAAGCAAGAACTTATATCACAATTAAATTAAGCGAGCACGACTTCTGCACCTCCCTGTGTTATTATATAAAATCCAGAAGAGTTGTCCCATAGTAATTGGACACTCTGCCCTGGACAATCAAATATCATCTTTTTAGCAACCGTTGTCCCAGTTCCCGGATCCAAAAGACGGCCAGTCGGAAACAGTAATTCATATGAACCTCCCGTAGAAAGCGAAGAAATACATATATTTTTCAAAAACCCATCTATATTTGCCTCCGGTAGAACTCCTGTTGCTATACCACTAGAATTAACTGTAATAAAGGTAGCATTGGAAGAACTGTTTGGGCTTTGAGAACTTCCGCCTGATACTGAAAATCTCTGAACCGTCAAATTAACAGTAGTCCCACCAGTTATATTAATATTACCAGTAACAGTTAAATCACCGTTTATTACTGTTCCCCCGTCTACTACTAAGCTATCAACTATATGAAGATCCGTACCATCAGAGTATATTTTGTTTGTCTCTCCGCCAAAAAGTAAATCTACATTTACTGGTATACTCACGTTTCTCCCGCTATCTACTGCTAACACCAAATCGCTACCGCTCCCGGGTTGGATAGTTAGCTGACCACTAGAACTCAATGTATTAACTTGTGTAATATTACCACCATTCAAGTTGAGGCCTGTAAAACTACCAGACCCGAATTTGACATTACCAAGAGCACCCGATATAACTTCTCCAGTATTTACAGCATCAGGTATATACATGAATGTTTTATCAGTGTCATCCATCCCAAAGTAGCCAAGTTTCGTAGAATACCTGTATTCTATACCTCTATCTTTGTTGTCTACTACCCCAAGACCTAATGTAAGTATAGGGTCATCAAAAGTGACTAAACTACTGTGTATACTAGTATTTCCACCATTTACTGTTAAATTACCGCTCGTTGTAGTAGTTCCAGCAGTTAGCAACAGATTACCAGAAGTTCCTGATATACTCTCGCTAGACGAACCAAACTGCAGAGGTTTTGTATATGGAATGCTTACAAACGAAGAAGGTGACAAATTAATACTACTTCCACTGTTTATATTCTGAGAACCAGAACTGGCATATGTCAAGTTTCCAGAAGAACTGCTTGTTATATATTCTGTCGGATCCCCGAACTGTAAAGCCTTTGTTTCTGGTAAAATCACAGATCCATATGGTGATAAATTAATATCAGCAGAAGAACTTGATATTGTAGTGTTTCCACCGCTACTGGATGTAAAAGTTCCAGGAGTATTCAAGACAACTACATTTGTCGAAGTACTTCCTATATAACTTGTAGGACTACCGAGTTCAATTCTCTTAGATACTGGTATAGTTACTTGACCGCTACTAGGTAGAAGATTTATGCTGTTTTCTGCATTAACAAGCAAATTACCAGAAGAATCTCCAGAAATTTTAGTAGTTTCGTTTTGATTAAGTATAAGAGGCAAACCTTCATTTAATCTAACACCTCCGGATATCTGAGACAGATTCAGGAAAGAAGAACTACTAATTGTCATCTCAGTCGAGGATATACTTTTGATATTTTGCGACCCATTTTCGCCATTCAGCACTAGACCGCTAAGAGTAGGTAATATAACGTCACTTCCACTCGCCGGAGTTAAAAATATTTGACTCTGACTTTGTATTACAAGGTCATTTCCAGAAGCTTCCTTGTATATAACCGAGGCTGGCGACCCAGTTTCGCCAAATTTCAAAAAAGTTCCCTGAGGTATTATGATACTCTGCCCGCTCGGAGCATTCAGTTTTATACCAAGGCCTCCGTTTAAAGTTAGAAGCCCGCTACAGTTAATATTACAGGTATCTATCTGAGAAGACGATATATTACCACCAATCAGTGATGTAAAATTACCAGTAGCAAAAGATGCATTACCAAGTGTTCCAGATATAACTTCTGAAGTATTGGTAGCAGATTTGAAAAAAGTAAAGGAATCTGTTGAATTGTCGTAACCAAACCACCCAAGTTTCTGAGAAGTGTCGTAGTAGTTAAATTCTATACCTTTATCTTTACCATTATTACTTAGGGGAGTAGAACTATCTAATTTTAGAATAGGATCTGTGAACGAGACATTAGAGCTTGTTACTTGTATGCCAGACCCGCTTCCTTCTATCTTATGCGAATCTGACCCAAAAGTTAGGCCAATATTACTTGGTATATTAATGTCACCGTTAATACCTGGGGTCAAGTTAATATCTGATGCTGATACCAAACTAAATTCATCCAGCGGTGAATTTGTAGTTAAAAGATAATTAGAATCTGAACCAAAAGTTAATTTGACATCATATGGTATATTGATATTGCCGGCAGAATTAAGGTATATATCTGTGTTTTTAGTAAAGAATCCAGATGTCCCACTAGATGTAACAACAAACCCTGGAGTAATTTTAAATCTGGTTGAATCTAATACTTGAGTCACCGAGTAGTCTCCGTTTATAATAGGGGCACTATTGGTACTTGAAAAACGGAGATTGTCTCCAACTTCGAGATTGTGTTGAGAACTTGTCGTTATAGTCGGAGAACTTCCAGTTGAAATGTTCGTTATTAGACTCGTAATTTTAGAAGCGCCAGATGCAATTACTATATCACCGTTATTTGACACTAGACTTCCCTCTTGCTGTGAAATTATGTTAAACTCCCCGGCAGTGCTCGTCAATCCTACATTCCCCGAAGAAATAGCATCGAATACGCCGTTTGTTACATTAAATGAGACATCACCGGAAGTAGAATTTTGGTCTATGCAGCTATTCACCACAAAGCATCCAGTCCCAGACGGATCCAGAATTATATCCCCGTTTATATTCGTGGAAGATATAGTATTTCCTGCTATTCTTATATTCCCTAAATCCGTTATCCCATAAGTTAGTATATCCCCGCTTACAGTCCACAGTCCCAGACTTGCTGTCCAACTTGCATACTCGCCTACAGTATCTCCATAAAATATTACATCGTAACCAACCCCAGTCGGGGCACCAGTAGTTATAGTAGTTGCGTTAATCGGACCTCCGCCATCTATACCAATCGTTACATTATTAATTGTTCCACCAGCGATTTCTATATTATTCATCGTTATTGATCCGCTAGAAATAGCTGTAATAACAGCTGCAGCTGTGTCTCCACCAGAAGCTGAACTATTATTGGAAATACCTTTCAATGGCTTTCCATATGGTGATGTGATTTTTGACATAAAGTCCCTTGACGATACTCCATAAAATAAATAAGTAAAAATTCCGAATTTATTTTAAAATTATTCCATTGAAATACTTGATAGTTTTACTCGAATAACTAGGCGCTTTTACTTCGCAAATACTACATATTTGTTCTATAAATTCATTCTTGAATAAAACAGTAGGTCCACTAGGACACAGAGAATCATATAGCGATTCTATATCTACAGTATAATCTATAAACATTTGAAGCAAATCGTCATAATTTACTTTATATTTGAAAAGACCTGGGGGTATCTTTTCATACCTGACGTTTTCTGGTAAAATTTTTACAAATTTTGAAACAAAATTAGAATATACGCTCTTGGAGTAGAAAGAGGTATGTTCTTTGAATCTCAAGTTAATATAATAAATCTTCCCGTTGTTTTTTACAGCAGACAGCCCAAAGTTTGTTTTTATTTCTTGTTCTACTCTTGTTTTGAACTCTTTCGAGTATCCGTTGTAATTTCCATATCCATTGCATCTGTTTGCACCGCTGTTTTGACACCTTTTTATAATATTCAAAAGCAAAATTTTAGAACCCTTGTTTTTTTCAAGTTCTGGTAAAAATTCCAAAAATGGGGGAGGAGTAGCAGGGGTTCGAACTTCTAGAGGAACGCAGCCTTTTAATCTTAAGATTTCTAATTCTATCTGCATCTGTTTAGTTTTTTCCTGTGATTCTGAGATTTGCGCTTGGATTTCCATTTTTCTTAATTCTATGTCTGCTAAATACGTCTCGGTAGTGCAGTGTTTTTCTATCAAATTCTTGATTATTTTATCTAAATCGCTGATCGAAAAATTTTCATCTACAGCTATCAATTCTTCTGTATTTTTTCCTGAAATTTCCTTAACCCTGGTTCTATATTTGATATCTACAATTTCCTTTAACTTGTTTTCAAATTTTTTAGAATTTACTACTTTATATGCTGTCAATATTTCAAAGTTTTCAAATGTTCTTCTATGGCAAGTTACTCTTTGTTTCAGATTATTACTTTCCCCAAATTTAATAAGATGCTCGCCATCTACTATCCCTATGTCTGCTATGTAAATACACATCTCATTTTCAGGGAACTGAGCTATTATAGCATCTTCTTTTTGTCTTAATTTTATGCTTGTTTCTTTACTGTTTTTTGATATTTGAAGTCGTAGTTCATTTGTTTCTTCATTTAATGTCTCGAACAATAGTTCTTCAAGTTTGACAAAGTATTCATGGACTTCGTCTGCTTTTTTAGTGTTGCTTTTAATACACAGTTTTTTAAAAGTTTTAACTGTTAAAAGTATTTTCTCTTTGTTCTGACCGGCGCACCCTCTTATTTTTGAAGATCCGCTAATTGCTTCATATATCGGGGCTACCGCAACTTCGGTAGCGCTAATTGCTTCATGTATCGGGGCTCCGCAAGGAGCGCTTTTTTTACTACCAATTACTTCTACTGTATAATCAATATTTTCAACAAAATTTTTAACAAGAACGACTTTACAATGTTCTATTCTTGAAAACCCAAGCCAATTCCATACATTTCTCAATTCTATGACAAAATCCTTGTTACAATCGTAATTCAAATAACAATAGAAGCTACCAACAAACAAATTTTGTTGAGATTCTGTAAAACTTTGTTCAATTTTGCGAATTAATTTGTTTTGATAATCATTTGACAATTTTATCACAGGATTTTTATCAATAATTGATATTATATCAATAGTTTTTGTCATTTTTTACAATCTAAAAATAAAATAAAAATCAAAATAAAACGCACGCGTTTGGGTTTTTTTTAAAATTATTTTCTTAAAGATTATTATAAATGTCTGATCCTAAACAAGTTCATATCCAGGGTGATGTAAATATCAGTCCTGGTTTAGATACCTCACTTGGTCTTGGTTTTTTATATATTCCAGGAGCCAGTGGTGGGTTAGACGTAAATGGTGCTACAACCCTTGATCAAGTAACAATTGACACAACCGATGCTGAATTCGCAGTAACTGGATCAAACAAAGTTAACTTTTCTCCTGCGGCTGCTATTGAATTGACAGCCGGGGCAACCTCTTTTTTCACAACAACATCTGGAAATATCAATATCGATTCTCAAGCCGGAACCCTTACGATGAGAGGTGAAACAGCAACTTCGGTTATCTCAGACTCTACTACGGTGGCAGTCACAGGAGCTACTGGAGTAACTATCAATGCCACCGCGAATAATGTTCAGGTAAATCCAGGTTCTAATTTTGATGTAAATGCCGGGTCTGCTATCACAATGGACGCAAATGCCTCAAGTAACTTTACCGTAGTTGGAAGCGGAAATGTCACAGTAAATACTACTGCCGGTAGAGCTATCGTAGAAGGTGGTTTGGCTGGGTCTAACGCTATTACTATCGCGGCAACTAATGCTGCTGGTGGTATAGATATAGATGCTGGGACTGGTGGTTTCGATGTTTTGGCAACCGGTGGTGGATTTTCTATTGATGCTCAAAACACAGCATCTAATCTGTCATTGGCTACCAATGCCGACGCACAAGATTTAACTATATCTCTAACTGGAACTTCCAATTCAAGTATCCTTATGAGCTCTTCAGGAACTGGTGCAGATGCTATTAAAATCACATCCACTGCTGGTGGTATTGATATAGACGCAGATGCTTCTGGTATAACAGCAGATTCTGTTGGAACTATTTCTCTTGATTCTGGGGCAGCAAGTAATTTCACAGTTACTGGTGCTTTTGATTTAACCGTAAATTCTACTTTAGGGTCTGTTCTGGTTGCTGGTGGAGAGGCAGTATCAGATGCTGTTTATATTCAAGCAACAAACGTAGCCGGAGGGGTGAAAATTGACGCAGGATCTGGGGGTATAGCAGCAGATACCACAGCAGGATTTTCTATAGATGGAGCAACAGCTTCTAACATTACCGTAACTGGAACTCAACCTCTCACTGTAAATAACACTGGAGGCCAATTAATTCTTCAATCTAATCAGGCAGCAGCAGATGCTGTCAGAATTTACGGATCTAACGCAGCGGGCGGGATAGATATAGATTCTGGTACGGCTGGTATAGATATAAATTCCCAAGGAATTGTCTCCATTGACGCTATCGGGGCAGCAAGTAATTTCAGTCTCGCTACAAGCGGTGCAGCTCAAGACCTAACAATCGCAGTAACTGGTAACACTGATTCGTCCTTGTATCTTACTTCTACCGGAACTAGCTTGACTGATGCTATAAGAGTAAATGCTTCAGTGGGTGGGATAGATATTGACGCCGCAGGACAGGTAAATATAGATACTACAGATGCTGTTAACGGTGTCTTTATAGCTACAAACACCCCAGGTGTTCCAGTCACTATTGGAACTGCCACTTCTACTACTACTATTTCAGGAAATCTTACTGTTAGCGGTGTAACAACTACAGTGAATACCGAGACTTTATTAGTAGAAGATAATCTTATAGTTTTGAACTCTGGGGGCGGAGAATTAGGAAATGATGGTGGTTTAGTTATTAGAAGAAATCAAATTCCTACTAACTCTGGGCCTGCTGGAGACGTAGTGAGCGACACAGGAGTAGGTGCCATAAGTTCTACACTTCAGTCTGGAGCAGCAACTTCTACTTTATGGACCATTTCTGGAGCAACTAATCTTACATTGACAACTGTTGCTACTGGAACATTCGCAGTTGGTATGACTCTTACAGGAACTGGGCTTACAGGGGCACCAACTATTTTGTCATTTTCCAGTGGAACTGGTGGTTCAGGGTCAGTTGCTGTTTTGAGCAGTGCTCAAACTAACGTAGTAGGTTCGACGGATACTATCACTGGTTCTATTGCTGCTTCTACTCTTGGTCCAGATACTCTGAGATTGAATTCAACTGCAAGTTCTGTGGATGATGCGTATAACGGTATGTGGATTAAAATAACAAGTGGAACTCAAATTGGTAAAATTAGAAGAATCAAAGATTACACCGGAAGTAATAGACTCGCAACTTTGTATATGACTGCTGACAACGTTACAGGTTTTACAGATGGTTTAGATCTAGGAGGAACAGCATCCATCAACGGAGATGGATACACCATATATAACTCTCCTTACATTGCTAACTTTTACGATGAAAGTGCCGACAAGTGGGTATTTGCCTATACTAATATTGCACCAGATCCTATCTCTGAACCAGGTCCTTCTACTGTTTTAGTCCAACGTTATGCCTCTCTTGAATCTGGATCTATCACAGTGAATGCTAATGGTGATCCAGCTACATCTACTATTAACGTAAATTATATCAACGAAACTACTTTTGACCAAGGTGTGACCATCGAAGGTGTAAATATTAATAATGGTTTAATTGGTGGAGCATCCCCTGATGTAACTGAAATCATTCTTCTTCCAGACAATGCTTTGACTACCGTTGCTATTAGCACTTCTGCTACAGGAGCTTATATGGTTTTAGTGGATGCTGTTCAAGCATCTTCAGGAGCTGGTTCATTCCTAAGAGCAGTGGGCGGAGCATTTTCAGTATTTGCTGTAGCTTCTAGTGGTATTGGAGGTGCCGTAAATAGACTTGCTGGTTCAAAGGGTTCAGCCAATCAGAGAGTAGATGCTACATGGGGAACTGGAGAAACTGTTAAATTACAACATAAACCAGCATTCACCGGGGGTTCTGGTGCTATGATACCATACAGAGTCAAGATTCAAAAAGTAGTAGCTTAATTTAAAAATTTATTTTATTTGTGAAATGTATAATGGAATTTACATCTCACAAAGCAGTTAACGTTTTTCATATTTTAGTAGTTTTTCCACTTATTATGTCTCTTATTTACAAAGACTATTTCGGAGTCAATGAAGACCTCGTAAAAAATATTTTAAGAGTTCTAGTTCTTATTGGTTTTTTAAATCATCTTTATCAATTATTCTTTGTATGATTCTCCAAATTTAGAGTTCCATAATCTCTTGTATACTCTTAGATCGGCCAATTCGATCTCAAGGTCTTCGATTTTTTTGACATACTTTGAAACAAGGTCTTGTTCTTTTGTTATCTCTTCGGTTTCAAGATGTTTGTGTTTATCATAATTTAAATACATATAGGCGATTACGGTCATTTGCGGGATCAAAGCCATGGAAACTAAAACGGCGTCGGTCAATCCCATTGTAACTAATGTAAATTATTCTTTAAGTCATCACTAAATAGCCTAACTTTTTATATTTTTTCATTTGCAGACTTCGTTTGCTGTCAATTATTTCATATGTTACTTTTTTAATCTGCTTTTCTTTATTAATCTGCTTTTCTTCATTCATAGAAGATTTCAATTTTTTCCAGAAAGGTTCCCTGCCTTTATCAGTGATAAAGTAAACATAACTATTTGTGTATTTCGTGTCATTTATATAAGATACTTCATCTTCGTTTACATATATAGCTTTCAATCCATTTTCTAACATATCTTTAAGATGAAAATCAAGCAATATGATTAAAAAGTTATATCTCTTGATATCGATTTTATCGTTATTGTATATAAAGTTTACCAAGTAATTTGGTCGTTGAACGTTTTTATATTTGTATAATTTATATAAAAGTTTTCTTGAAATATAATCAATATTTTGTTTACAAATTTGATTAATATATGAAGATACTTTGCATATATTTTTTAAATCTTTCACAGAAGACGAATTTAATAATATCTGCAATACTAACTCTGGTGGTAGGTCTTTCATATAATATATAAAAGAAAAAAGTAGAAGATTTACTGCTGATTTTTGTAGAAATTTTTCCTCTTTTATTTTCTTTATAAATCTACAAGATGATAACAATAGGAACAGATTGTTCCGGTATAGAAGCACCTATACAAGCTCTAAAACAGATGAAAATTCCATTTATTCAAAAATGGAATTGTGAGATAGATAAATATGCTAGAATGTCTAGCGACGCAAATTACAAAAAACCAGAAAAAGTTTATATAGATATGCTTGAAAGAAACAATAAAGAACTACCACACGTTGATTTGTATGTATGCGGATTCCCGTGTCAATCGTTTTCGACCATGGGAAATAGACTTGGTACAAAAGATCCAAGAGCGTGTATAATACCAAAGATGATAGATACTATAAAAAACAGTAGACCAAAGATATGTATTCTAGAAAACGTAAGAGGTTTTGTTAATATAGAACAAGGAATTCCTATGAAAAATCTATTAATCGTTCTAGAAACATTAGGATACAACGTATATCACTCTTTATATAACACTAAAAATTACGGTCTACCTCAAAACAGAGAAAGAGTTTACTTCGTATGTATAAGAAGGGATTTACAAAAAAAAGAATACCAAAAACCAAAAGAATGTAAAATGAAAACATTTGAGAGTATACTTGTAGATACAAAGGTCCATTTATCAGGCGGTGTAGAGGGATCCTATTTAAAAAATTTACACAAAATAAAAGAAAATACAAAAATCATAAAAAGAGATAATTATTACTTCCCGATTGAATTTGTATCTCCGACTTTGGACACAAATTGTCGGCAATTTATGATAATAAAACAAAATAGGAACCTTTTACCTAAAGAAGCTCTCAGACTCCAAGGGTTCAACAGCAATTTTAAACAAGTAGTTACAGATAGTCAGCTAATGAAACAGTTAGGAAATTCTATGAGCGTGAATGTTTTAAAAAAAATATTAAGAGAAGCAATTGATTGTATATAAAGATTTATAAAGTGTTGTAATAATCGATGACTGTTTGTTTGATGTAGTGATGCGTTCTATTTTTTGAGAATATCAAGCTGTAACCAGCAGAATGTCTTATTTGAGTGAGATTAGTATAAAATGTAGTCGCCTGTGTAGATAGTCTCGTCTTCACCAAGTCAGATTCCATTTTATTACCATCTGAAGCAAGCATATCTCGGAACAGCCGAGCAATCGCAGTGTTATTGCTAACCGATTTCCAGCTATCTACTAGTCTATGCATCTTGTTGGCGTCGTATTCGGTGTCGCTGTCACTTCCACCTGTAGAGCTACTGGAACTAGAATATTCTTTATTTACTATTTTTAGAGCTGGTCTATCCAGACTTCTTCTAACTGGCAAAGCTTGACCGGATTCTTCCAAGATTTCTGCCATTGTCATTTCCATACCAGCGCCTGATAATTTCTTAAATATCTCTTCTTGGTTTTTTAGATAAGATTTGTAATCTTCGTATACGCTGTCTGCACAATAAACCACTCTTCTTTGAATGTCTGGTCTGCTTGTTCCACAGATTCTACCAAACTTTTGAGCTATTCCAACTATATGAGTAGTAGAGCCTCCAGAATAAAACATCACAGTAGCAGTTGGTGGTAAATTTCTACCAACTGGTCCAGCCACAAAAGAAATCCCCCTATTCATTAAGATATATCCGACTACTACGTTTGGTACATATCTATCAATTATACTGGAGATATCAGAAGTTACTTTTTCTATAAGTCTACCATTTCTATATACAAGAGAGCCATCCCCGTTGTAGCAAACACTAGTGCAATTGAATTTACTGCTGATTTTTCTAGCCATTTCAGATTGTTCTTCTTTTTTCTTATCTACACAGTATAGAATAACTTCTCCGTTTCTAGAAATTTTTACTCTGGTTATTTCATATCCAAGCTTTTCATCGCTACAACCATCCCAGCTAATATTTTCAGAGACCTTGACATAGTTTTCAGGAACTGGTAGGACCACGATGT